CGGGAATGTCCACACCAGGATCTCCCGGTAAACCATCTACACCTGAAGTGAAGAGATCCAAAATGTAGAGATTGCCAGAGGAACCACCTCGCTCAACCGCCCAGGGTGACCCACTAAAACCAGGATTCTCTGGATCAGTGTCACCGCCCCCAACTTCTTCGTCGTCATAACGGATGGTGCGGTTAACAAAAGTGGACGACTTCCAACGAACGGCAAGGGCCTCACCATCCTTAGAACGGTACGTGCGCTTCTTATCTTCAACAAGCTTGATGCGTCGCGTATCCACGGTAGCGTTAAGAAACGAAAGCCAGTCTATACCCCTGATGCCTTGAAACAACAGGGAGACAAAGTCCGTGCCTTCACCACCATCATCAGGGTCAATTTGGTCCAAGCGTCGAAAGAAGGTATTGGTAGAAATTGAACTTTGCACTGGACGAGCAAAATTGAAACGCTCATTGGACCAAAAAACAATGTGTCGATGTGTTACAATGAAGCGATCTCCACCACTAAGAGTCCAGTTGTCGACATGTCCCCTGAAGTAAACGTCGGGAGTATTACGAACATGGGTACTCTTTAACTGTTCCTCCAACGGAAGGTAAGTGGGACAAAACAAAAAGAAATTGCAGTCGCGGTCAACCGGGGAGGAGCCTGTTGGGGTACTTGCAGAAGAAGGAATAGTCGACGTCATGGCGTCCTTCTTCTTAGTTGCAGTGGCATTAACTATTTTCCTGGTCGAGAAGCGTCGCGTCTTGACGGTGAAGCGTCGGCGTCGACGGTAGCGCGTTGCCGTTGACCTGCCGTAACGGCGGCCGGGGGTTCGGCGGCGGGCATAACGTCGCGCGTAGCGAGTGGTTGTGCGCCTCCTGTACATGTCTATGGTAATCCTTGATAGCTAACCCTGCTAGCTCGAAAAGTAAATCACAATCGTAACAACGGTGGTCCATGACGGTGAGCCTCACGACGGAACGACGGGGGGGGAGGGTGGTATTTATACCCCGCCTGTGTCCTGTGTTCTGTGTCTGTAGAATAGAATCTTATTTTTCTACAGGACACATGCCAAGACCTTTTTACGTTAACTCGCGATATGTGTTACTCACTTACTCCCAGTCAGATGGACTTGACCCTTTTGCAATCGTCACTCTGCTTGGAGAACTTGGTGCTGAGTGTATCGTCGCGAGAGAGGATCACACTGATGGAGGAACTCACCTCCATGCTTTCGTCGACTTCGGACGCAAGTTTAGAGTTCGAGCTCATGATGTCTTCGATGTGGGAACGCACCACCCAAACATTGTCCCATCTAGAGGAAATCCAGGAGCTGGTTGGGACTATGCAACGAAAGATGGAGACATTGTGGGAGGAGGACTCGGACGCCCAGAGAGTGGAAACAGCATGGACAGAGATGGTGACATCTGGACTGAGATTGTGGCGTCGGAGAATCGAGACGAGTTTTACGAACTACTTATGCGCCTTGCACCGAAAAACCTGGTCCTATCATTCGGGCAAATATCAAAGTACGCTGATTGGAGATTCGCTAAACGACCCGATGTATATGTTTCGCCAAACGGAATCTGGAGCTTGGATGGATACCCAGAGCTCACTAACTGGGTGGAGACAGCTATCGGATGCACTGAAGGAGGTAAGTGGTACTGTTCTTGCCCGTCAACTAGGCAACGCACGGGGCATCCCCGAGGGGGCAACCCCCAAGCCCTCGTGCGATTGCGCAGTTTCGAGGGCGCCCAATTTCTGAATCTGACTAGGGGGGTTGTGCTGACTATGTTAGGTAGACGTAAATCCCTTGTATGCTGGGGAGATACCAGATTGGGAAAGACTGTCTGGGCCAGAAGTCTCGGAAAGCACTTGTACTTCTGCGGACTGTACAGTGGAGCAGAGGCACTAAAATGTGACGAGGCAGACTACGCTGTATTTGATGACTTGCAGGGGGGAATCAAGTTTTTTCACGGATTCAAGAACTGGTTGGGGTCACAAATGAACTTTCAAGTCAAAGTCATGTATAGGGATCCGATTACTATAAAATGGGGAAAGCCTTCAATTTGGCTGGCAAACTCGGATCCGAGGGACGAAATGAGTCCGGGTGACGTCGAATGGATGGAGGGGAACTGCGAGTTTGTCCATGTAACTAGTGCTATTTTTCATGCCAATACCTGACCGCGTCGTTATGAACAATAACGGGAATGTCCACACCAGGATCTCCCGGTAAACCATCTACACCTGAAGTGAAGAGATCCAAAATGTAGAGATTGCCAGAGGAACCACCTCGCTCAACCGCCCAGGGTGACCCACTAAAACC